CTAGGCTGCATGCCCCATGTTCTGCCCCACACTTGCGGAAGCGGTCTGCTGGATGATCCATGCGTCCAGCTCTGTCGAAAGCCAGAGCGAACGCGAGCAGACCTTGTGCGGCTTGGGAAATTTCCCGGCCTGCATCTGCCGGTAGATCGTCGCCGGGCTCAGCCCGACCTTTGCGCGCACGTCCTTGATGGGCAGGAGCCGCAGCTCGGTCTCGGTGTCAGGCATCGGGTGTCTCCTTCAGCAGGTACTTCGTGTCGATGTTCCAGCCGGCCTCGCGCGCGCCGAGCAGGCGCAGCTCAGCCGCGTCAAATTCGTCCAGGCGCAGGAACGCGATCGCGGCATCGATATGGCCCGGCGCCAGCACGCGCCCGCGCGACAGTCGGTCGTAGACGTTCTGCACGCAGCACTGCCACGGCTCGGCCAGATCCTGGATGCGCTTGCCCTCCTCGAGGAGGTGGCGCTTCAGCACCTGGCGCACCGTGGCCTTGCCGACCGGCACGCGGATGGGCCGGCCGCCAACGGCAAGCCCGTTGCTTCGCGCCTGGCGGGGCAGGGTGCGGGAGCCGTCAGCCATTGCCGCCGCGCTCCTGCTGGTAGGCATCCCACGCGCGCTGCACGCGCTGGAACTGCTCGATGTCGCCGCCCTCCTTGTCAGGGTGGTATTTCGAGCGCAGGCGGTAATAGCTTTCCTCGGGATAGGCCGGGTCCAGGACTTCGCGCCAGCTCGGCCCCGCCGGTGCCGGCAATGCAGCAAACCCGGAGAATGCCCGCTCGAGGATGGCCGCACCACCGTGGCGCTCGATCGCCCGCATCGCCTCGAGGGTGGCCGCCACGGCCGCCAGGTTGTCGGCCACGCGGTCATAGCGATCGATGGCCATGCAGCGCGGCGGCTGCGTGCGGTCAAAGCGGTCCGTCCAATACACGGCCACACCAGGGTCGTCCGGCTCGCCCTGACCGGATCTCGGCAGGCCGTCGAGCCGCAGCTGCAGGTTGGTGCTGATGACCAGGTCGTCGCTATCGATGCCCATCATGCGCAGCTGCTCGAGCAGGCGCGCCACTGCCTCGGCGATCGTCAATGCCCGGCGATGATCCCAACCACCGCCGGCACGGGCGCGGCTCGGCTTTCCGAAACGGGCGGTGGTGCGCGTCGCCTCGCGCTTCCACCCTGCTGGCCAGGCGAGTGGGTATGCGGGGATGGTCATGCATCACCGCCATGCGCCTGCTGCGCAGCAATCGCGGCATCTATGGCCGCATCGGCGTCATCGCCGTTTGCGAACTCGCCGGCCCGCTCAGACCTTGGGATTGCGATGCGCGGTGTACCCCATGGCCCGCCCTCGACAGGCTGCGCCCGCAGGTAGCGGTAGCGCATGGCGTCGATGTTGACACACGCCGCTGTCGGCTGGGGGTGGGTGGCATGTCCAGGCAGCGGCGTGTCGAAGTGCAGCGCGTTCTTCGCTTCCTGCTTGCTGCGGATCTTCGCCATCACCTCGGGCTGCGTGATCCTTTCCAGCTCGCGTGCGCCCTCGGCGTGCATGTCCAGCCCGGCCACCCAGCAGTAACCCGCCAGGGTGACCATGACGCCGCCGACTTCCTGCGCCGGCTCACCGACGGGGCGGCCATACACGTAATCCACCAGCGTCGCCACGCGCGTCTGGTCGTAGCCGTGCGACTGCAACAGCTCCAGCACCTCTTCCAGCATGCGGTCGCCGCGTTCGGTCATGTTGCTGTAAAGCGACGGCAGGAAGCATTGGCCCATCCATTTCGATACGCCAGCCTGGAAGGTCTCCGCAGGCACAGCAGCAGGCGCGGGCTGTCCTTTGCCGTGAACAATGCCGCTCCCGTTAGCGCCGTATGAGGCGATGAGGTCGGCGTAAGCTCCCAGGCTATCGAAGCACTCGCTGATCATCTCGCCAGCTGGCCAACCGGCGACAATCATTTGCTCGCTGGGCAACTGAGGCAGGACGGCGTAGCTACTGAGGTCAACCAGCGCCCAGCCTTCTGGAATGGACTGGGGCACCACCGGCTCCACCCCCACCGGCTGGCGGGCGGCGCCGGCGGCTTGCCAGCAGTCCCAAAGCATGCGGGTTGTTGCGCTCTTATAGCGGGTTTGATTTACGTATTTTTCTAGCCACAAACGGCAGCCTAAGTGGTCCTGTCGTTTAGCCCACGCCTCAAACTGCGCCCGCGTATCCCCACCGCTCGCTGTGTCGGGCAGTGCCAACTGTTCGGAATCTCCGAATGGTTCGTTCAGGCCCGCGGCCGCGCTGGGCTGCTGCAACTGTCCGGAATTGCCGGAAAGTTCCTTCAGGGCGGCCACGTGCAGCTTGCCAATGATCCGGCCTGCGTCGATGTGATCCTTGGCACCGAGCATGTCGAGCAGATGCTGGTGCAGCTGGCCCATGTGGGACGGATGGGCCGGGCACGGCCAGCGGAGAGAGCCATCGCCCGACGGGCAGGTGCATGTGGTCTCGGTCGACATGGCTCAGCCCTCCACCTTCGACAGGCGCAGCGCCTGCTCGAGCACCAGGAACAGGCGGCGCATCTCGGCCGACTGCAGCGCGAAGCGCGCATCCAGCTCCGCACGCGCACCGTCGCCCTCGACGTCGTCGAGCTGGTCCAGCGCGCCGTCCAGGAACTTGAGCTTCCGGATCACCAGGTCATCGCCCAAAACGAAGGACAGGTTGTCGTCCAGCACCAGCGCCAGCTTGGTCACCTGCTTGCCGGCTTCCAGGTGCTTCTCGATCTCGTCGCCGCGCAGCTCCTGGTGCTGACACTTCACGATGGCGCCGCCCTCGATCGGGTCGCGCAACTCGGCCTCCTCGCCGATGCTCAGCGATTTCGGCAGCGGCTCGCCGGCGATCCATCCGGTGAGCACGGCGCGCGGTGCCACCTCGGCGTTGATGGGCAGGGCCGGGAAGCTGCCGAGCATGCCGCGGATCTCCGACATGACGCTTTCGCCGACCTTGCGGCTGGATGTGTCGACGATGGCCAGGCCGTTCGCCAGGTCGAGGATCACGTCGGTGCGCGAGTTGCGCACGAAGGCCTTGGGCAGCAACTCGTGGATGATGTCGTCCTTCAGGCGCTTGCGCGCCTTGCCGCCCGGCCGGCGGCCTTCGTGCTTCTCGATCTCGGCGCACTTCTCCTCGAGCGCGTCATTGATGACGGCGCCGGGCAGCATCTTGTCCTGGCCGCCGACGGCCAGCCAGAGGAAGTCGCCCAGCCGGTGGCTGAGCTGCTCGGTCTCCTCGCGTCCGAAGGGCGAGACGAAGCCGCGCGAGGACATCTCCAGCGGGCCGACCGGCTTGAGCGCGCAGCGGGGCAACAGCTCCTCGACGGCGGACAGGTCGAGGGAGGTGGGGAAGCGGAACATGGTGAGGTTGCGAAAGAACATGTTTGGTCCTTGGAGAGAGAATTAGGGGAGGCGACGGAAGGAGATGACCCACACCCAGGGGTTGGCGTCCCAGTCGCCGCCGGTGCTGGTCCAGAGATCGATGAATGCCTGCGCGTGCGGCACGTAATGCCGCCAGTCGAGTTCGTTGGCGCAGTCCTTGGGCGTTACGCCTTCCGCGATCGCATCGGCCTCGCTGATCGACTGCAGCCGCTCGACGCGCACGTCGGTGATCTCCAGCACCAGGCGGCAGGCCCAGCGCGGCATATGGACGCTGGGATTCCACCAAGGGTCATCCACGAAGGACTGCATGCCGTTGCGTTCAAAGGGCGTAAGGCTGCGATACGGCCAAGGTTCGCCGCCCAGCATGTAGATGGGTGGGAACTCGCCGTCAGCGCGGTAGATCGTGCGGTACGAAACCGGCGGTGGTCCCGGAATTCCGGCGCGACCCTCGTGCGAGTACCGGCCAGCGGCGACCTGCAGAGGGTGGACCTGTTGCCACGTCTCCCGCACCCACAGCCGGTCGCCGATCTTCCCGAACGGGCAATGCACACGACCAGTGCGAGAACACGGAAGCTGCGATGCCAAGCTCTGCGAGAGAGGGCGCCCTGCCGAGTCCTGTCCGAAGTTGATGCCGTTCCAGCAAAAGTTGCCGCTTGCATCGATGCTGGGCTGAGGTCTCACCGCGTGCCGCGTCTGCGACTTCGCGCCGGACAGGATGGCGCGCACCTCGTGCGCTTTGAGGCGGATGGGGCGCTCACGCATGACTGAAAATCCCCAGGCGCCGCATGCGCTCCCTGTAGCGCACTTCCTCACGGCTGGGCACGCCAAGCCACTCGGCAAAACTTTCACTCGATTCGGATTTGAGATAGGCGCGATACCGTCGCTGGCCTGGCGTCAGCTTCGGCTCCGGCGGCAACTGCTCGACCTTGGCCGCTTCGGCATCGCGGCCGGCTGCCGTAACCGTGAAGATGTCATCGCCACCAGAGAGTGCGTTGCCGCTGTGGCGCTGCATCAGACCGAGCTCAACCAGCTGCATGCACGTCGGATGGTCTTTGCTCCCTTCGCCGGTGACGAAGTGATTCCGGTGGCTGGGTTTGCGTCCGTACTCGCCGGTGCCGAGCGAGTGGCGCAGCACGTGCAACTCGGCCTGTGTCAGGTCACGCATGGTTGTGCTCCTTGTCGATCGCCGCGAAGCGCTGCGGGATCTGGGTGAGGTCTGGGCGCTGGCCGTTGCGCCAGGCGGTCTGGTAGTTGCGGCCGAACTGCTCGCGCAGCTGGTCGATCTCGCGGGCTTCGGGTGAGAGCTGGGCCCGGCGAAGCTGGCAGGCGCACTCGTAGCGCTGCAGGCGCGCGGCGTCGGTGATTTGGCGCGGCATGCCGGCAAGGTCGTGCTGCAGGATGGCGTCGAGGCCGCGGCCGAGGAGGGCGATGGTCCTGCGACGCAGCCTTCGGCCACATTTCCGACGAGCGGTACGCGACTGATTCCCTTCGATTGAGCGACGGGATCTATCTTTGTATTCCCCGGCACACGTATGCGATCAAGGGAATTCACATGAGTGATCTGACGAAAGAAGAGCTTCACAGCCTGTCTCGACTTGCCGTTGCTCCGAGAATTGACAGGGTTCCCGACGAGCACATTGAGCGATTCAAAAAGCTCGGCTTGGTCACGCAGGTCTTGGGAGGCCAAGGATGGAAGCTCAACGAAAATGGCATCGCTGAGCTGCGTAAGTCGGGTCGGTAAGGGCTCGAGCTTCATCATGCGGCGACCTGCAGCGGCAGCGGCTTCGTGTCTAGGTTTGCTCGCGCCAGCGCGACCAGCGGCGGTGGGCTGACGCTGTTGCCGCACATGCGCACGGCGGCGCTGGTGCTGATCGCCCGGCCGTCAGCGGTGTGCGTGATCCGGTAGCCGGTGGGGAACCCCTGCGCGCAGAACAGCTCGTGCGGCTTGAGCATGCGCAGGCCGATATCGACGATGACGTAGGGCGTACCCCGGATCGTTACCGTGACCAGCGCCATGCGATCGCGCGTCGTCGCGGTATCCAGCGGCTCGCGCAGATTCACGCCGATGCCGGTGCCGTAGTACTTCACCAGGAACGCGGCAACCTGTAGCGCACCGGCCTGCTGCTCGGCGCTCAGCGTGCACTCGATCATCCCGTGGTGCACGGTGCTGGCGCACACGGTGCCCAGCGGCTCGTCGGCTGACTGCCCGTGGGTGTTGTTGCGCAGCGTCACCACGTGCGCGGTAGCGAGCTGCTGCTGGCTGCCGGTCGCGGTGATGGTGCTCATCGGGTCGCGTGCATCACGGCCGCCGCCTTCGTAGAAGCCGCCGTTCGCCTGTTCCAGGAAAGCCGTCATCACGCCTTGGCCTCCGCCGCTCGCAACGATGGTGCCGATCGGGCCCTGGATATCGTTGATGCCGTGGCTGAAGCGCTTGCCGGGCGTCTTGCCCTCGCCATGGCCCATCTGCACCAGGCAGGGAGCTACCAGCGCGGTGTCCGCTTTCGTGGTCATCGTGTAAAGCGGTTCGGCACCTGAGCGCGGCTCGGACTGGCCGGCACGGCCGCCGACACCGGCGAGGATCGGCGCCACTGCCGAGAAGTGGCCGCCCTTCACCCCGGCGCAGATCGTGCGCAGCGGTTCGTCGGCGCGCATGCTGCCGATGGTGTGGCTGCTGTTCGCATGCTCAGTGATAAAGGGCGCCAGCTCCGGCGCAACCAGCATCAGCTCGCCGCGGTTGGCCGCCGTGATCGTAGGCAGCGGCGCCTGCACGTCGTTGACCCGGTCAGAGCCCTGGTGCGTGGCCGGCACGATGAAGGGGTCGGCCGACTGCAGCACGTGGCGCATGACGCCCTTGGCGATGCGGCGCAGCGTTGCGTCAGCGAGCGGCCGCTTCCGGGTGAAGATCGACGGGCAGGGGATGGAGAAGTCGAGGCAGTCGGCGGCGCGCACGCGCGGCTGCTGGCCGGGCGCGGTGCCATGTGTGGGCGCCGGCCACACGATCGGCTCGCCATCGCGGCGCGCGATCAGGAACAGTCGCTCGCGGCTGGTGCCGGCGCCGTAGTCGCTGGCGGTCAGCTTGCGCCACTCGACGTGGTAGCCCTTCGACTCCAGCGCAGCCACGAACTGACGCCAAGTGCGACCGCTGTGGCGCTTGTCCGGCACCAGCTGCTGATTCGCCACCGGCACGCGCTCGCCACGTGCCGCAACCGTGCCGTCCATCCTCAGAACGCGGCCAGTCGCTTTGCAGCGCTTGGCCACCAGCGGCCCCCAGGTGAGGATCTGCCAAACGTTCTCCAGCGACAGAATGCGCGGCGCGGTGTTTGTGCCGTCTCGCAGGTCGGCGCGTAGCAGCTGGCCGATCCACTTCAGCGCGACCCATGAGAGCGCCCGCGTCTTGTGGCTGCGCGGCTGGCCGCCCTTGGCCTGGCTGAAGTGCGTGCAGTCCGGCGAGGCGTGGAACCAGCCGATCGGGCGGCCGGCCACGTCCTTGCGCGGATCGGCGTGCCAGATGTCCTCGCGGTGGTGGATCGTCAGCGGATGATTGGCAGCATGCATGCCGATCGCCCACTCATCGTGGTTGTAGGCCAGCGCCGGGTCGACGCCCAGCGCCTGCTTCAGCGCCTCACTTGCGCCGCCCCCGCCGGCGAACAGGTCGACCACGATCTCGCCGGTGCGCAGGCACGAGACCTGCGGCGGCGGGAAGTTGAAGGAATGCGAGCCGTCAGCCATGGGTGCGTGCGTCCTGTGCGGTGGTGTGAAGTGCGCTCACTTCGTGATCAACCTGGTGGTGTAGGGAACGATGGTTTCGGCGCGGCGCGCGACGGCGCGCTCCTGGCTCGCGGTGCCTTGCCAGATGCGCCACGGGTGCGCGCCGGGCTTCTTGGCGCGGGCCAACGCCGCGCGCTGTTCGGGTGTCTGCTTCGTGCTCATGCGTGCGCGCGCTGTACGTAGGGCGCCAGCGGCGGCGCGATGGGTGGCAGGTTGCGGGGCAGGTCTTCGACGGGCGGCGCCGGCGCGACGGCATCGGCGATCGCTTCGTACCAGCACTTGAGCTCGCGCCAGCTTTCTTCCGGCAGGTCGATGAAGGCGCCGCGCACGTAGATGTGGTGGCCCTTGGCGACGTCAGGCTCAGGCGAGGCGAACTCGATGCCCGGCACGCGGCCTGCGACGATCGAGGCGACCGGCACGCCGCGTACCAGAACCTGCAACAGCCAGCTGCGGGAGCGCTCGCACCATGCGAGCTGCACGTCGTTGTGGAAGCCCTTCACCGTGTGGCGGTAGGACTGGCGGCTCATGCAGACACCTCCGCTACGGCTGCTGTCTTTTCGAACCACGCCTTCAATTGCTTCCAAGATTTCTCAGGAAGTTCGAAGTAAGTGCCATCAAGCCAAACGCAGTGCTGGCTGCTTGGTTCTATAGGGGCGCAAAAGCGCGGTACCTGCCCGGCACCACCAACGGTGGCTACGAGTTGAATGAACTGCGCTTTCTCGTAGTTCTTGTACAGTTCGATCATCCAGATCGAACCATTTGCCGGCTGCGACAGGACAAGCTCGAGGCCATAGCAAGGAACACTTTGGCGATGCTGTTGGCGGCTCATGCAGCACCGCCGACGGCGCGCAGCGCCTCATCGAACTGGTCGAGCGCCACACGGATGGGGTGGCGTACGTGCACGGCGTCGGGGCTGCCGACGTTGGCGATCGCGATGGCGTGCTCAAGGTCGGCGGAGAGCTGGCGGCCTTTCTCGAACAGGTCGGCTACGGCTGCGTGTGCCGCCATCTGGGCGATGTTGGCCTGGCCGGCGTCGACCTCGCGCTGGCCTGCCTTGACCAGCACCGACAGCACATCAACGTAGGCGCTCACGGCTGCACCTCGACGAAGGCCAGGCCATGCATCACGCACTGCGCGTGCGCAGTTGCTGGGAAGACGGTGGCATCGGCCGGCATCACCGCGTTGGCGCGGGCGCAGGAGTCGGGGAGGGCGTAGTCGCCAGAGTCGACCGCGTCCACTGCATCGAGCGCGTTCTGCCAGCGGCGGGCGCTGAACGTGTCGCGGGTCAGGACGGCGGCGACACCCTCGGCGCAGTCCGGCACGCGGCCGGCGGTGGCGAAACCGTTGAGGGCGGCGCGGGCGATGCCGGCGCGCAGGCTCCAGTCGTCGACGGTGGCCAGCTCGTAGACGGCCAGGGCGGCGCAGAAGCGCGGCGAGGTGATTGACAGCTGTTCGGGGATGCCCTCACCGGTGGCGGTGGTTGGCTCTGCGGCGGGCTGGCCGGTGACGGCGCAGCCTGCGGCCAGTGCGGCGGCGAGCGCCAGGCAGGTGAGGCGAGCGGTGACGGCGCGCATCTGAGTCTCCGTGCCCCGCGGCGGAATGCCGTGTTACTGGGGCGACGGAGATAGTAAACAATGATTTACTTTAGCCAGTCAACAACAATTTACTTTTTGCGTAGGGAAATGCTTAACGGAACCTTTTCCGTTAAGAAATCAACCCAGCAGAGGTGTTTTACCGTGCTGCCACTCGAACTACGTCAGCTTGGCCCTGACCAGCCGAAGCGCTTGCGTAGGCGATCTGCTCAAGCAGTTCGTTTGTCCGGCGCTGCTCATCTGCGACTTCAGTGAGGAGTCTCTTTATTCCAAAAACAGCGAAAGGGAGCAGAATCCATAAAACTGACAGAATCACCGCTATCACAATGGCAGCAATGCCTGCGGCATCTAAGACCATGACAGACCCTCAGTAAGTGGTGGGTGCAACCATCGGCTCTCCGGACGCGCCGATGCCGAATCGGTACTTGCGCACGACTCCAGGTTTTACGATCAGCTCCGTCTCGCGCCGCACGCGATCCTGGGCAGCGCCACACAGCCCCGAACCAACCGGTCTCGCGCCTAGTATTACTTCGCCTGCGGGGAGGTTGAATGTCACCCGCTCACCGGGTCTGAGCCGTGCCGCTTCCTTTCCGTCGATCAGGACTCCCACGTCGCAGGCACTTCCCTGGAAGCCAGCGTCTCTGGTCACAACGAGCATGCCGCCATCCGGCGCCGCCGCCTGATAGAGATAGGCGCGCTCTGCGGGGACCGGGATTGCAGTGGAATCAGAAACGGGCTTTGTGGCGCATGCGGCCAGAAGTGCAGCCGCAGCCAGTATGGCTATTTTCTTCATAGCAAGTCCTTGTGTTTAGCCAAAGCGGGTTCGAAGCAGGCCGGCATCCTCGAACGAAACGCCGTCGCGCATGCAGTCCTGGGCACGCTCCATGTCCTTGTGCAGCTGGATGAGCTCATCGTCCGGGAGAGCCTCGATGCTGGTGTGGCCGAAACACGCCTGGTCGATGAGCTCCTGCATTGGGATTCCCCAGCGCCGACGATAGTGCCGGATCATCTTGCAGTGGGACTCACGGACGATTACGTCCATCCCCTTCATGTTCTCGGCGAGGATCGCGTCGGGGCATTTCGATCTGGGCTGCCTGCTAACGACAGATAGGGTAGGGCGCTGCGGTTGTTCGGCCCTGAGCTCACGGGCCCTATCGGCCAACCGCTGAGCTAGCTCCTCTAACCGGCTGTTGTTGCTCATCCTTTGTCCCCCTTATTCGCTTCGCCAAGACTTTGGTCAGGTCGAGAACGTTATCCGGCCGCACAGGCTTGCCGAACTCATCCGCAACGAGATAGGCGGTCTCCAGCATCACTGGATCGTGGACCCACTCAGGGGGGTCGCCAACGACTTCCAGGTAGTGCATCAGCACCGTGACCGCGTCTGCAATCTTGTCGAAGTCCGGTCGCGCCACGTGAGACGAGCCGCCTTGGCGAGAGCCCTTGCCGGTGATCAGCCACTCGACGCTGACGCCGAAATGCTTGGCCCAAGTGACGATGGCCATCCCGCCCGGCTCCTTGGTCACCCCTTTTTCTATCTGCGACATCGACTGCTTGGTGGTGCCAGCAATCGCCCCGGCCTGCTCGAGGGTCAGGCCAGCAGCGGTGCGGAGTTCGCGGAGTCGGTCGCCGATATGCATGTCAACAATTGTTGACTCGGTGCGGTAAATAGTGGTTGACGCACGAAGTAAACAATGATTTACTTTTGGCATGGACAAAGGCCTGACAAAACGAAAGGTGCGCGAGGCCCTCGGCTTCACGCGTGACCGCGAGCTCGCGGAGTTCTTCAAGACTTCCAAGCAGGCCGTGAGCCGCTGGCCCGAAGACGAGGAATTACCAGAAGGGAGGCAATGGCAGGCGCGCGCGCTGCGTCCGGATGCATTCATGGCCAAGCCGCCACCGGATTGCGACGCAGAGCGAATCGTCCCCGTTGAGGTGGCCTGAGATGGGCATCGGCAGCGCTGTCGCGGCGCAGTCCTGAGTTGAGCCGGCTGAGGCCGGTGCTGTTCCAGAGCAGTTGTTCTCCATGGCCGTGATGTTGCCGGCCGCCGTCACTCGAAACCACGTTCAGGCAGAAACCCGATGAACATCACCGACGCTGCATACCACACCGTTCACTCCTACCCGGGCGGTAGCGTTGCACTTGCCACGCGCTTGATCACCACGAAGGACGATGGCCGCGAGCGCGCCATGTCCGACGCGGTGCTGCGCAGCAAGGTCAATCCGAACACCACGACGCACCACCTGACCTTGGCCGAGGCGAGCCAGATCATGGGCGTGACCGGCGACGACCGCATCCTGCACGCGCTGGCTGCCGAGCACGGCTACACGCTGACGCGCACCGAGACGCCCACCGGCGGGAACATGCTCAGCGCATTGCTGCTGGCGTCGTCGGCGAAGGGCAAGCTGGCCCAGATCATCGGCGAGTCGATCGCTGACGGCCGCATCACCGCAAACGAGGCGGCAGAGATTGCAGCTGCGTGCGGCGATGCCCAGGCGATGCTGGCTGAGGTTGCCCAGCATGCCCGTGCGTCTGCCGCAGTGGGAGCGCACTGATGTCCCGCTCATCCAACCTCGCGAGCGTGCTGACGTCGCAGGAAACGCCTGAGGAGTTGCCGGGCACACAGCTGGCGAAGGCACGGCATGCGCGCTCCATGGCGAAGAGCGTGCGTCTTCTGCGCGAATGCGTAAACGCGACACGTGCTTCGACCAGGAACCTTTACCAGCGCGACCAGCAAGCCGCGCGTATCCAAGATCTCGACGAACAGATCGCCTATTGGAACTCGATCGCCGAAAAGGCGTATCAGGAAGCGGCGCAGGGCGGTGAGCAGTGAGCATGGCTGCCCAGATGCGTTTGCTCCGCGATGAGCGCTGCAACCCGGTCGAGATCGCAGCCGCGTTGAACGTGCCGGTAAAACGCGTGCAGAACTTCCTGCACAGCGAGGCACAGTCGAGCTTCCACAGCCGTCGCAAACGGCGTGGCGCGATCGCGCGTGCGTTTCGTGGTTGGCGCGGACAGTCCCTGGGCGGCGTGGTGATCAGCCTATGAGCGTCGAGGCCATCACCTGGGCGTTGAAGCAGCCCGTGGACAAGTCGTCCGCCAAGTTCGTTCTGGTGGTGCTGGCCAACTGCGCCGGCGGCGACAACTGGGAGGCTTACCCATCTGTCGCATACCTGGCCGAGGCAACAGGCCAGGACCGCAAGACGGTGCTGACGAACATGGCGCGGCTGGTAGCGGCCGGCCTCATTCGCGACACCGGCCATCGCCGCGGGACGACCAACCAGGTGATCGTTTACCGCCTCAATCCACCGACTGCTGCCGCTCAGCAGGGCGATGCACCGGCTCCGTTCCCGGCCGTGGAACATCAAATCGAACAGTCCCAAAAACGGGACCGTTCTTCCGTGGAACATTTTGGCGAGGAACAGGCCCGAAATTGGGACTCTTTCGAAGAGGTAACAGTCCCGTTTTTCCCTGCAAAGAGTCCCGTTTTTCCGCCGAAACAGTCCCAAAAACGGGACACGGAACCGTCATATAACCATCAGGGAACCAATACACCACACACCACTGGCGCCGACGCTGTGCAGGGTGTGTGTGGAACACAGGCAGGTTCCATCGCAGCAGCGTTGAACCGCGGCGCCCTGGCGCTGAACCGCCCCGGCCTGCGCATCACCAGTCAGAACCCCGACCTTATCGCCGCAGCAGGCGAGGGCGTCACCGCCCAGCACCTGCTCGAGCTGTCCGACGTCTACCCGGACAAGCCTGCCGGCTACCTGATCGCCGCCGCCCGCCGCCAGCGCGCCACCGGCGCCAACACCATCACCTCCGGAGCATCCGCCCATGCAGTCCCTCGCGAAAGCGCTGCCGAGCGCACCCAACGCTTTGCCCGTGAAGCCATCCAACGCGAAGCCGCCGGCTACGCCGTCGCCGATTTCGATCACAGCGATTGCCACGGTGTGGACGCGCATGGCTGAGATCTACGGCACGCGGTGGACCAGCGGTTTCGGCGCGGATCCGTCCACCGGAGCAGGCAGCACCTGGGCGAAGGGCCTGGCCGGTGTCACGGCGCAGCAGCTCGGCGCAGGCCTGACGGCGTGCATCGCCGCGGCGGATCCGTGGCCGCCCACGCTGCCGGAGTTCCGCGCGCGCTGCCTCGGCGTACCGAGCCTGGCACAGGTGTCGAACGAGATGCGCGGCGGCGGTGACCGCAGCGGCTTCACCGTGCTGGTGGGGCTGAAGCTGGACGGCTATCGCTACCGCGGCGCCAGCGCCAGCGATGCCGATCGCATGGTGCGCGAGGCATACGAGCTGGCGCGCGAGCACGTCATGCGCGGCGGTGAGGTGCCCGAGCCTGCAACCACGGCGCTGCCGCCACCGGCGAAGGTGCCAGAAGTGGTCGACCGCGACGCAGCACGCGCGGCGCTGGAGCGCGCTGCCGCAGAACTTGGCGACGCAACGGCGGTGCAGGCATGAAGGCCTATCCCGCCCGCGTTCGCGAATGGCTCAAGGCCAACCTAGGTGCTCATATGCCGCGCGTGATCTTGGACGGCATGGGCATCGCCCAGGGTGCCGAGAATCGCCGGCCGTACTACAGCGCCATCAAGGACAACGCCGACGGCGGTTACCTCAAGCGCGTCGGCAACGGCCCGCGCCCGGCATACGCATTCGTGTGCGATCCGCCGCCGCACGAGGGCGAGAGCCTATCCCGGGTCGAGAAGCACCGCGCCTACATGCGCCAGCGGCACCTCGATAAGGGCGGCCGCACGATGGCCGAGCGGCGCCAGGACGAGGCGCTGCAGAAGGCGGCGCGCGCGGAAAGGCTGGCGCAGGAGAAGGCCGAGCGGCTGGCCCTTCGCCAGGCGGCCAGGGAGGCCAAGCAGCAGGCCCGGCTCGCGGCCAAAGCGAAGCCGGTGCTTTCGCCGAAGGGCTACACGGTCATCCCGATTCGCGCGTCCGTGCTGGGCCGGCCTGCTGCCGCCCGGCCGCCGGTGCAGACCGTCGACGACTGGATCCGCGCCGGCGGGCAGGTCACACGTCTGCCTGGTGTCGAGCAATACATCCCCGATCGGTGCCGCGCTTGATCGCCCTGACGCTCCCGTGGCCGAGCAAAGACCTGTCGCCGAACGCGCGCGTGCACTGGTCGCGCAAAGCCAAGGCGACCAAGAGCGCCCGGCAGCGCGCTGTGCTGACCGCCTTCCAGGCCGGCTGGAAGGGCATGCAGTTGCCGGAAGGCCGTCTGCACCTGTGGATCGACTTCTACCCACCGACGAAGCAGATGCCGGACGACGACAACATGCTCGGCCGCTGCAAGGCGTACCGCGACGGCCTGGCTCAGGTGCTGGGCATCGACGACCAGCGCTTCATTTCCCACCCGCTGGTGCGCGCAGAGCCGCGCAAGGGCGGCGAGGTGGTTTTCATCATCACCGGCGCGAGCCAGGACGTGCACCCATGAGCCAACTCACCATTGCCAGCACCACCATCCGTCGCGACGACTCCGGCCGCTACTGCCTCAATGATCTACACCGTGCTGCCGGCGGCGAGCCGCGCCACCAGCCTCGCTACTGGCTGGCGAATCAGCAGACGCAGGAACTGGTCTCCGAAATGGGCGATAGCGGAAATGCGCTATCGGTCCAACGGGGTGGGCCGGATCAGGGCACGTTCGTGGCCAAGGAATTGGTCTACGCCTACGCCATGTGGATCAGCCCGGCGTTCCACCTGCAGGTGATCCGCGCCTACGACCAGTTGGTGACCGCGCCAAGCTCTGACCCGCTGGCGCTCCTGTCGGACCCAGCCGCGCTGCGCGGGCTGCTGGCCAGCTACGCCGGCCGTGTCGAGGAGCTGACGCCCAAGGCCGACGCGCTGGACCGGATCGCGACCGCGCGCGGATCGGTGCCGCTACGGGAGGCGGCCAAATCGCTGCAGATCCCGGAGCGCGAGTTCCTGTCGCTGCTCGAGCAGAAGCGCTGGATCTACCGCCATCCGCTGGCCTCGACCTGGCTGGCCTATGCCGGCCGGCTGCACAGCGGCTGCCTGGAGCACAAGGTCACCACGGGCGCCAAGCCGGACGGCAGCGAGTGGGTGCGCACGCAGGTACGCGTTACCGCGAAGGGACTCACCAACTTGGCCAAGGCGCTGAGCGCGCCGGCCGCGCTTTCCACCGTTACGCACCACTGAGGCCCCGATGAGCGAAGACCTGATTTCCGACCAGCCCGCGCCGCAGCCGCGCCGCATGAAGCAGCCGACCAAGGACGTGCTGCGCGCCAACCTGGGCAGCAACCTGCAGAAGCTGATCGAGGTCAGCAGCGAGAACGCGCGGTTCCGCGCGAGCTGGTGCTGGCCGCTCTACGTCTGGACGCAGCGCCTGCTCACCGCGTTCGGCCGCGGTGGGAACGGCCGGGCATGACCGCGCCGGCCAAGCGCTCGGCCTGGGCGCGCAGCCAAGCCAGCCAGATCCGCGCGCGGCTCGACGGCATCCACAGCAAGCCGGCCATTGGCGAGCGCGAGCGCAGGAGCAAAAGCGCGGCGATCCAGGCCAATGAGTACCAGGCCCGCAAGTTCGAACGCATCGCGGCAGCAGCAGAGAAGAGGGGGAATTGATGGACACGAACACCAACGCAGCCGATCCGCGCGCCGTGCGCCACGAGTTCGAATCGCTGGACGACGCGACGCACTGGTTGCTGCTGCAGGGCGCCAGGTGGGCAAACGTGCACGTCGACGGCCAGGTGTGGTGCCTGGGCCGGGATGGCAGCGCCGAGCCGGTGCAGGGGAGGGCCTGACCATGGCCGAGTTCGACAGCTTCACCGAGGCGACGCGCTCCGACCTGGAATGGTGGGGCTTCGAGTTCGCGCTGCACCGGGACTTCGACTATCTGGGCCTGGCCAGCAAGAACATGCTGCAGGTGCTGATCGAGCACCGCGGCGAGATGCCGCCGCCGAACGTGGGCTTCAAGCCGCTGGAGGTGGACGCCCGTGCCCAGCGCGTGGAGGACGTGATCGGCGGCATCGCCCGGCAGGACGTGGTCATGGCCTGCGTGCTGCGCGGCTACTACTGCGGACGCGGCCGCAAGAACTTCGAGCGCATGGAGACGGCGAACAACCTGATCGCCAACGCCGGGCACGCCCCGCTGCGCCAGGGCGCCTACCTGACCCTGCGCGCGGCCGGGTTCGAGCTGGTCGGCCGGCGCCTGCGCCCGAACGCGGTCCGCCCGCTGCTGCAGGTGGTCGCATGACGAACTTTGCCGACGTAGGGGCATGGCTGCACGGCGCAGACATGGGGGAACTGATTCACGCCAAAGAGGCGCTGGACCGAGCTCTCCAGGCAAAGAAAGACGAGGATCGGATCCCGGCGCTTCGTGTCGAGGCTTGCGGCCTGATCGTCGCCTATTTCCGCCATGGTGAGGAAGCGAAAGCGCTGGAGTATCTGCTCCAGCACCGCGAGGAGGTCGCCGGCGAAGCGATATGCATCCGCCCGGTACGGCTCCTGCAGTCGGAGGCAGAGGCGGATCTAGCCCTGAGGTGGTGGTGATGCGCCACAGCACCGGCACGCCGACAGCCGAGGAGGTGGTGCGGTTCGAGCTGTCGAAGGAGGGGCCGTGCATGGCCTGCGTGGTCCGCATGGCAGCCGGCCTGCTGCCGCGGCAACTGGTGGTGGTGGGCTGCGACTACAACCACTGCAAGAGCGGCAACCGCCGGCGCGGTCACCTGTTCGGCTACGCGCTGTGCGTGTGGCACCACCGTGCGCACCCGATGCCCAGGCAGACGACCAGCAGCACCCGTGATCGCTACGGCCCATCGCTGATGGACGGGAGCGCGCTGTTTCACGAGACCTACGGCAGCGACGACGAGCTGATCGCGCTGCAGACCGAATGGATTGAACGACAACTGGTGATGGCATGAAGCGCGCGCTGAAACGGTGGTGGGTGTACCTGGCGGCGGTGCCGCTGGCGGACGGGAAGAGCGCGTTCCGTCTCGGTCGGGCTGTGGACCTGGCAGCCACGCTGAAGCAGGTGCAGGAAGCGTGCCCGGCGCGCATCGCAAAGGTCTGGACCATGCCCACCTGCAGCGAACGTGCGGCGCACGCGGCTGTTGCCGGCATGTCGTCCGCTCTCGGCGAGTACTGGCACCACGGATCGTGGCTGCACATGCGCACGGATCAGCAGGCCGACAAGGGCGCAATGCGCGGCGCGATGGAGGCTGCCGGCGCGCATGCGGACTGGCCCGACGGAGCCGGCGGGAAGCACTGGCGCGAGTTTCGAATGGACGGATGAAAAATATGCTTGACACCCAGGGGTCTTTATCCAAAATAAGCGCATTGGTGAGAAAAGCCCCTGCAGAGATGCCGGGGCTTTTTTCGTTCCAGCTTTCGAGTCGGTAGTCACAGTGGGTGCGAATCCAGGCAACCGGCCAGCCGTGAGGCTTCCCGCTGGAGTCGCATAGAAGGGGCGCTCCGTGACGGCGGCGCCTCAGCGACGCATCCGCCTGTGCCGGCTCAACAATCACGCAGGTTGGGTTGGCAGATGCCGGCCGATGAAGGGCTGGGAACGGCCGCCTGCAAATTCTCAAGCCCCGCCATCTGGTGGGGCTTTCGCGTTTCTGGAGCATCGAATGCAGCTGACCGCCCAACAACTGAAGCAGGCGGTGAGTTGCTCCGACCAGACTGCGGAGCGCTGGATCGAACCGATCAGCGAGTCATGCCGCCTGTACAGCATCAGCACACCGCGCCGCATGGCCGCGTTCCTGGCGCATGTCGGCCACGAGTCGGCCGGCCTGTCCGCAGTAGTGGAAGGGCTGAACTACAGCCTGGAAAACCTGACGGCCGTGTGCAAGCGCGCCGCGCCGGGAAGCCGCTGGCGCTCACTGCTGCCAAGGGTGAAGGAGCTGGCGCGCAACTCGGTCGGCTTGGGCAACGCGGCGTATGCGAACCGCTTGGGCAATGGCGACGAAGCGAGCGGCGACGGCTATCGATTCCGCGGCCGCGGCCCGATCCAGAACACCGGTCGAGCCAACTACGCCGGCATGCGCGACACGCTGCGCGCCAAGGGCGTGCGGGACGTGCCGGACTTCGAGAAGCAGCCGGAGGCGCTGGAGCAGCCCAAGTGGGGCGCACTGGCTGCCGCGGCCTTCTGGGATACGCGCAACCTCAACCCGCTGGCAGATGCTGGCCGCTTCGACGACATCACCGAGCGCGTCAACGGTGGGCAGAACGGCGCCGCCGATCGGCGTGCGCGCTACGCGAAAGCGCTGAAGGCGCTCGGAGCATGATGGTGCCGGACCTCGACGACGCCACCCTGCTGGCTGCGGAGCGTCAATCGCTCGACGAGGCAGTGGTGCTGCTGCAGGAGTGCTGGGGGCGCACGTCGCGCCCGCGCCGCGATGCACGCAACGTGCTGCGGCTCGGCTATGGCCGTGCCATCGAGACGCGCGAACAGAGCGAACGGGTGGCCACGCTGGAGCTGACCGAGGACGTCATGGAGGCGCAGGAGACACTGCGCGGCCGCTTCTTCGAACTGCTGGCGGTGCACCCCGAGATGCGCCGCTCGCTGCCATACATCATCGCGATCGCGGACATCATCGGCGCCGAGCTGGTGCGCGACGCCACGGACCTGTGGGCTGCGGCGCGGCGCGGTGACTGGCTGGAGTTCGGATCGGTCATCCAGGAATTCCGCTGGGAGCTTTTCAGCGATGCGACCGAGCGCGATAAGCGCGCGGTGTCGCGGCTGGTGATGCGCCTCGCGATGGGCGCAGCGAGCCTGCCCGCATGACATTCAGTACGCGCAACACCGGTGCGGCGCGTTTCGGCCTGGCCTTGATCACCTTTGCGCTGTTCGGCGCCAGCATGTTCCTGCTGACGACCGAGGCAATCCCGGACCAGAACAGGGATGCGTTTCAAATGCTGCTTGGCGCGCTGATTCTGCTGATGGGCTCGATAGGGCAGTACTACTTCACCAACAAAGGGCGAGGCCCCGGCAGCTGATGGCTGACCGATGGGATCGTGGATTACCGGAGCGGCCAAGCATGCCCATGCAATTGAAACTCGCCATCGCTGTCGGTCTGCTGGCTATCAGCTTCTGGGCCGGCTGGACCTGGCGCGGCGACCGTGCCGAGACGGCAGTCGCCACCGATGAGGCGGCAACTGGTAAGCAGGCCTTACAAGTTGAGCAGGCCGCGCGCGCCACCGAACACAAACAGGCCGAGTTGCTGGCCGACATTGGAGCCAAGCATGAAGAAGACCGGCAGGCGGCCCAAGCCGTCCCTGATGCTGTTGTGGCTGACCTGCGCAACGGTGCTCTCAAGCTGCGGGACGGTTGGGCCAGCTGTGAAACCCAGCGCCTCACCGAAGCCGCAGCCGGCACCCGCGAACGTGATGAGGGAGCCCAGCGCCGAGAAGAGTTTGCGGGCCGAATTGTTCGAATCGGGCGTGACGCCGACGACCAGCTCCGGGCCTGTCAATCTGTCGTCGCCGCCGACCGTGCCGAGGTGATGCCATGAACATCGGATGGCCACAGGCACTGTACTTGGCACTGCTCCTGATAGGGCTCGGCATTGATATCTCCAAGCACAGGGAGATGAAGAAGCCCGAGCGGCACAACGCCATCGCTCACTTCATCGGGTCGCTGCTGATTTGCCTACTGCTTTACTGGGGTGGTTTCTTCTCTGGTGCGAGCCCATGAACAGCGTTCGTTGGTGGGCTGACGCGAAGGCGCAGGCAGATCGCATCGAGCAGAAGCTGGATGCGCTGCTCGATGCACTGGCCGACGACGTGGAGGAGGCGGAAGAGCCTGCCCGCACGCTCGATGGCGAGCTGTCTGGCGGCGAGCGTGACCAATCCATGAGCCTCGACTGATGCCCGGCTTCCCATCTCGGCATAAGCCGCTGCAGCAGATCGCGCCGGTCCACGTGGCGCAGGCGCAGCCCGAGAACTACGGGCAAGGACGCGGTGGCCGCCCGTGGCGACGCAAGCGCGCCGCGATCATGAAGCGCGACCAATACCTCTGCGTCCCATGCCGCGCTGCTGGCCGCGTCACGGCTGCCGAGGAGGTCGACCACATCGTCCCCCAAGCAGAAGGCGGCACGGGCGCTGACGACAACCTGCAGGCCATCTGCGTCGACTGCCACATCGCCAAGACCAAGGCCGAGGCGGCGCGCGGCGCGAACCGTTCGCATCCGCGCCGCGGCCGGCCGGCCGACCATCCCCAACCCCGGGGGGGTGGGGCAAAACTTTGAAGGGTTGGAGTCGGACACCGGCCGCTCAGCCAAATTTTCGCACGGTCAAAATTAGGATTTGAAAAATGAGAGGACGGAAGCCGACAGCTCCGGCCCTCAAGGTGATCGCCGGGACGGCCCGGCCGGACCGCGAGGTGCCGGACGTTCCCGAGTTCGACCTGATCGACGATTTTCCCGACGCGCCTCAGCATCTGAACGCCGATGGCGCCGCCATGTGGCGTGATCTCGGCCCGCAGTTGGTCGCGGCGAAGGTGTTGCAGGTCGTCGACCTCTACGCACTCCAGCAACTCTGCTACGCCTGGCAACGCATGGTGATGAAGCAGAAGGCGGGGATAAACATAACGGCCGCCGAGGACACAGCGTTCAAGGCGCTGATGTCCGAGTTCGGCATGACTCCCGCCAGCAGGCGCAAGGTGACTTCGGGTGGCGACAGCAAGAAGCCCGGCAACAAGTTCGCCGCGCTCGCCGCGCCGAGCAAGTAAGCCGGCTGCCAAGAAGGCGCCAGCGAAGAAGCAGGGCAGGGCCGCGCCGCGCGCCCGCAAGCCGGATCCTTCCGATTATGTCGGCGTGGCCATTGCGTACGCGCAAGAAGCGATCGCCGACAAGAAGGGGCTGCGGTTCGGCAAGTTGATCCGGCAGGCCGCGAAGCGGTTTATCGATGACTTGGCACGCGCGAAGAAGCGCGGCGCACCCTTCCGGTTCTCGCCGGAGCATGCGTGCCATGCATGCGGGTTCATTGAGCTGCTGCCACACGTCGAAGGCAAGTGGGAGACGCCAGAGATCCGGATGCACCGGTCGCACGTGTTCTTCGTCGTGCAGCTGTTCGGGTTCCGAAAGCCTGACGGATCCAGGCGCTTCACGTCCGCGCTGTTCGCTGTGGCGCGCAAGAATGCGAAATCGACGCTGGCGTCGGCGATTCTGCTGTACTGCCAGTGTTGCGAGAACGAGGAGGGCGCGCAGGTCATCTCAGCGGCAACGACCTTCCCGCAGGCGTCGATCATCTTCAACGTCGCCAAGCGGATGGTGGAGAAGACACCGGACCTGCGCGAGGCCTATGGGCTGGAGACCTGGGCGAAGTCGATCACGCGGATGGAGATCGGCGCGAGCTTCAAGCCAATCCACGCGAAGGCCAGCACGCAAGACGGCCTCAACCCGTCGCATGTCGGCCTGGATGAGATCCACGCGCACAAGACGCCGGACCTGCTCAACGTGCTGCAGTCGGCTGCGGGCGCGCGGCAGAACCCGCTCTGGCTCTTCACCACCACCGAGGGCTACACCAACCCCGGGCCCTGGGCGGAGATCAGGCAGTTCGTGAAGCAACTGCTGGCCGGCGTGTTCGGACACGAGGCTGACCACTACCTCGCACTGTTCTATGCGATCGACGAGGAGGACAAGGCAACAGGCGCCAAGGCTGACGACACGTTCGACGAGTCGAAGTGGATCAAAGCGAATCCGCTGATCGACTCCAATCCGCACCTGCTGGCAGCCATCCGCAAGGAGGCGGTCGAGGCCAAGCGGATGCCGTCGAAGCTGGCCGAGTTTGAGATCAAGCGCGTCAACCGGCCGGCGGCCTCGGCCAACAGCTGGGTGGCGCTGCCGAAGTGGAACGCGTGCGCGGGTGTGGTTGACCTTGACGCGCTGCGGGACGCGCCATGTTGGGGAGGCCTCGACCTGGCGAGTACGCGGGATCTGACGTCCCTGAGGCTGGTGTGGCGTGTGGGTGATCGCATCATCACCTGGGGAAGGCGGTGGGTTCCGGCTGCGGCAGTAGCGCAGCGGACGGAGCGCGGAACGGTGCCATACGCCGGCTGGGTTGCTGGTGGGCTGATGGAACAGACAGAGGGCGAAGTCACCGACTACGCCGCCATCGAGCGCGCGGTGCTGGAAGTGGTGGAGCGCTTCAACGTTCAGTCCATCGCTTTCGACAGATGGAACGCGACAGAGATGGTCAGTCGGCTGGTGACAGCTGAGGTGCCGTTGGTGGAGTTTATCCAGGGCACCAAGTCGTATCACCCGGCGATGCAGGAATTGGAGTGCGCGTACATCGGCGGGAAGCTGGTGCACGACGGCGACCCAGTGCTCACCTGGTGCGCTTCGAATCTGGTGGCTCGCACGGATCAGAACTTGAACATGGCGCCGGACAAGAAGCGTTCGGCGGAAAAAATTGACGACATGACCGCGCTCCTGATGGCCGTTGGGATCAGCATTCCCGTAGCTGAGGAGGCGCCAAAGAAGCTCGTCCTCATGACTTTGGGATAAAAATGAAGACCGAAGAACGCGCCTACAGCGTGCTGGAAGTCAAGAGCTACGACGACGACCAGCGCATCATCACCGGCTGGGCCACCACCCCGGAGCCGGACCGTTATGGCGACATCGTTGAGCCGTTGGGTGCCAAGTTCGCAGCAGAGCTTCCACTGCTTTGGCAGCATCGCCATGACAGCCCGGTCGGCATCGTCAAGTTCGGCAAGCCGACGAAGCAGGGCATCCCGTTCTCGGCAAGTGTCGCCAAGATCGAGACTCCGGGCGCTTTGAAAGACATGTGCGACCTCGCATGGCAGTCGGTCAAAGAGAAACTGGTGCGCGGTGTGTCCATCGGCTTCCGGGCGCTCGAATACAGCTACATGGACGGTGGCGGAGTCCGCTTCACGGAGACGGAGATCTACGAGCTTTCGCTGGTGACCATCCCGGCGAACGCGGCCGCCACGATTCAGACCATCAAAGCGATGGATACCGGTGGCGCGCGGCGCTCTTCGAGCTATGGCGTCCCGCTCATCCAGCGGGAATCGACGCCGGTCGAACGGCCGGCCGGCGGCGCGGTGAAGCTGCTGCATTGATTCAAAGGGCTGTTGAGCCCTGCGGGGTGGAACCCGCTTCCTTTTTTGCAGGCATCGCCCGGTGTGGAAGCCGGGCCGTAAGGCTGCGCCTATCTCAGAGAGAGAAATAAAATGACCATTCAGGAACAGCTGGAAAAGCTGCGCGCGACGCGCGAGGCCCTGCAGAAGAAGCTGGGCGATATCGCCCAGAAGTCCATGGAGGAGAGCCGCTCCTTCAACACCGCCGAGCAGGAGGAATTCGACGACATCGAGGGCCAGATCAAGGCTCTGGATGGCGACATCGATCGCCTGACCCGGCTGCAGGCAGTGCAGGCCAAGTCGGCCGTGCCGGCCGCGCAGATCGTCCAGGAAAACGGCTCGGCGTCTGATCCGAAGCGTGCAGCCGGCAAGGGCCCCGCCCTGATCCATAGCCGCAAAAACGAAGAGCAGGGCATCGGCTTCGCCCGTTTCGCCATGGCGATGTATGCGGGCAAGGGCGACGTGTCGAGCGCCAAGGCCTTCTCCGACAACGTGTTCCGTGACGACTTGCGGCTGAACGAGATCATGAAAGCTGCGGTTGCCGCGGGCAACACCACCGATCCCTCGTGGGCCGGCAACCTGGTGCAGTACCAGAACCTGTCGAGCGAGTTCGTCGACTTTCTGCGTCCGCGCACGATCATCGGTCAGCTCGGCCAGGGCAACGTGCCGGGCTTGCGCCGCGTCCCGTTCAACGTCCGCATCCCGGGCAAGACTGCGAAGGGCCGCGCCCAGTGGGTCGGTGAAGGTTTCCGCAAGCCGGTCACCAAGTCGGGTTACGACACGGCCGAGCTGAAGTGGGCCAAGATCGCTGGCATCTCGGTGATTACCGAAGAGCTGGCGCGCTTTGCCGACCCTTCGATTCAGATCCTCGTGCGCGATGATCTGTCGGATGCGGTGATCGAGCGCATGGATGAAGACTTTGTCGATCCCGACAAGGCCGCAGCTACTGGTGCCGGGCTGTCGCCCGCTTCTATCACGAATGGCGTCACTCCGATCGAAGCCACGGGTGATGTTTACGCGGACATCCAGTCGCTCTGGGCAACCGCTGACTTGACCAACCTGCCGGTGGGCAGTGCGGTTTACATCACCAACAGCGCCACTGCGCGTCAGCTGGCCGGCCTGCGAAATCCGCTGATGGCGCGCGAGTTCCCGAACGTCAGCATGACCGGTGGCGACATCGACGGCGTGCCCCTGATCGTCTCGAACTACGTGCCCGCCGGCATGTTCATTCTGGCCTTCACCAGCGAGATCTACCTGGCCGATGACGGCGTGGTCACGATCGATATCAGCCGCGAAGCCACGATCATCATGGATGACGATGCGACTGCCACGCCGACGATTGCGCAGATCCAGAGCATGTTCCAGACGAATCAGCTGGCGATTCGAGCCGAGCGCTACGTCAACTGGAAAAAGCGCCGTCCGCAGGCGGTTGCCTACCTGACCGGTGTTGACTGGACCAACGCGGTCGTTCCGGACGCTGGCGGCGGCGCTTAACGCACGACGGTACTGACGGGGGCTCCGGCCCCCGTCTCTTTTCCCGGGAGCATTGAAATGTCGAAGATCCAGATGATCAGGCGCAATCGCGTGATGAACGTCGACGCGCGTCTGGCACCGTTGCTGGAGCGCCACGGTGGCTATCTACGCCGTGATATGCAGGCACAGCTGCCGGCACAGCCGGACAGTCATGAGATCGAAGCGCAGCGCGCCGCAGCACAGGCTAAGCGCGATGCCGCAGCAGCAAAGGCGGTTCCCAAGGTCGCCAAGAATTCTGCCAAAAAGGCGGTAGCAAAGGCCAAGGCAACTCCGCCCGCGGCTGAAAAGGACGCCTCCGAATGACTGTGTTCTCGCCCCATGAGCTGGCCACCGAGGCCGGTGTGCGTACGTACGGGTCCGACTATTTGAAGTCGCTGGCGCCGGTTGACGCGGGCGCGGGGCGGAATGGATGGCAGCCGCTGGTGCGGGAGCCATTCACAGGGGCTTGGCAGAAGAACATGGAGGAGCGGCACGACACCGTTCTTTCGTATCCAACGCTCTATGCCTGCTTCAATCGCATCAACAGCGATATCGGCAAGTTGCCGTTCGTGCTCAAGCTTGAAGGCGACGACGGAATTTGGCGGGTGGACGCTGCGAATACAGCATATTGGCCTGTCTTGCGAAAGCCTAACGCTTACCAGACCGCGCAGCAGTTCCGTGAGGCGTGGGTCTTGTCGAAGCTGGTGCAAGGCAACACATATGTGCTGAAGGGGCGTGACGAGCGCGGTGTGGTTAACCGCTTGTGGGTTCTTGATCCAACCAGGGTCCAGCCTATCGTTGCCGAGTCAGGGGACGTCTTTTACCAGCTGAACTATTCGTCATCGAACAACCTGCTTCCGGAAGGCTATCCGGGCGACCAACTCGTCGTTCCTGCAACAGAAATCATCCATGACAGGATGAACTGCTTCCACCACCAGCTGATCGGCGTGCCGCCGCTGTGCGCAGCAAACTGGGCTGCGGTCAAGAACCTCAAGATCCTCAAGGATTCGACCACGTTCTTCTCCAATGGTGCCAACCCCGGCGGCATCCTCACGGCACCGGCTGGCATGTCCGAAACCGATGCAACTGAGGTCAAAAATTACTGGAACACCAGCTTCCAGGGCTCCAACGCAGGCAAGGTTGCGGTCATCGGCGCGGACATGAAATTCACGCCGTTCGCCTTCAAGGCTGCCGACTCCCAGTTGGTGGAGCAGATGCGTTACTCAGACGAGCAGGTGTGCCAGCCCTTCGGCATTCCGCCGTTCAAAATCGGCATTGGATCGATCCCTGCCGGGTTGGCCGTCGATGACCTCAACCAGCTGTACTACTCCGATGCCCTGCAAGCGCACATCGAGGCGATGGAAGCGCTGCTGGATGAGGGCCTCGGCATCAAGCGGCCGCGTGGCGTGGAGCTCGATCTGGAGCCCCTGTTGCGTATGGACGTGGGCAAGCAGGCTGAGGTCGAGAGCAAGCTGGTGGAAGGCGAAATCAAGACCAGCAACGAAGCCAGGAAGGTCTTCAACCTGGCACCAATCGATGGTGGAGACACCATCTACAAGCAGCAGCAGGACTACCCGATTTCTGAGATCCGCAACAACAAGCTGCCGCCACTATCGACGGCGCCGGACCCAGTGGACGATTCGGGATCGGAGGAGCCGCAGCCTGATGCCAGCGATGATGCACGCGCGCTAGCGCAGGAAAACTTCATGTTGAGGGCCCTTGTGGCCGCACGAGCCGAGGTGTTCCGCAATGCCTGATCCCATCGACTTCGGCAAGGAGATTGGCGGTTTGATCCGCGATGCAATCGCTCCTGTGCAGCGTGAACTCGCCGAGCTGCGCGAGCGCGCGCCGACGAAAGGCGAGCCCGGCAAGGACGCGGACCAAGTGGACGTTGATGCGCTGGCGGACCTTGTGGTGGCGAAGCTGCTGGACTCGCCGCGGCTGTTGACGTTGGTGGATGTCGCCACGGTTGACGCAGTGTCAAAGTACTTCGATGCCAATCCCGTTCAGCACGGACGTGACGCGGATCCGGCGTTGATCGAGTCGGCAGTGAAGGCGGCCGTGTCGGCCCTGCCGGAACCGAAGAATGGCCAGGATGCTCCCCCTGTCACCGACCAGCAGCTGGCCGAGCAGGTAGCCAAGTATATCGGCGCGCACCCGCCGCAGGCCGGCGCCGACGGTGTCGGCCTGGCCGGTGCAATGATCGACCGTGCAGGCGAGCTGGTGATCACTACGACCAAGGGCGAGGCGGTCAGGCTCGGCAGGGTCGTCGGCGAGGACGGGCAGGACGGCCTCAGCTTCGAATCGGCCACCGGCGAGTACGACGCCGCACGCGGCTTCGTGATCACCCTGGGCGCAGGTGAGCGCCGCACCGAGCTGGTATTGCCGTACATGCAGCACCGCGGCTTCTGGCGCGAGGGCATGGGCACGAAGTCGGCGCAGTCCGTTACTCACGACGGCGCACTTTGGATTGCCAAGCGGGACAACGCCTCCAAGCCCTGTCTGGAGAACGACGCCGATTGGTATCTCGCGGCGCGCAAGGGGCGTGATGGCAAAGATGGAAAGAGCGTGCGGGTGGCGGCCGAGCCTGTGAAATTGAGCAATGGCAATGCGTGAGTTCGTTACGACCGATGCTGCCCGGGCACAGCTACGTCTGGACACCGATGCAGATGGGGAATGGCTCGCGATTTGGATTCCTGCTGTCTCCGAGATGGTTGCGGCCTGGCTCAAGCAGGATTGGCGCCTGTACCTGCTCAAGCGCGACGCCGCCGGCGAGCTGGTGCGCGATGCAGCTGGCGTGCCGATGCCGGTTCTGGACCAACAGGACAATCCGGTATTGCACCCGTCCGTAATCGCGGCGACCTTGCTGGAACTCGCCTCGCAGTACCGCTACCGCGAAGGCGAAGGTGACAACGTCGTCCCAGCGGATGCAGGGCACGGATATTTGCTGACGAAGGCGGCAACCGCCCAGCTTGTGCCGCTGCGCAGGGCAACGGTGGCCTGATGAGCAACATCGCCGCTGGCAAGCTGCGTCACCGCATCCGCATCGAGAAGCAGGTCACCGCGCGTGACGACGATGGTGTCCAGAGCACCACTTGGCAGCCGGTTCACGCAGGCACCCTGGCAGCCGCGATCGAACCCCTCTCGGCGCGCGAGTTCATCGCCGCCGGCGCAGGCCAGGGTGAAGTCTCGGCTCGCATCACCATCCGGTACCGCGCCGGCATTCTGGCGAGCATGCGCGCGGTGCACGTGCGCAACGGCGCCGATGCCGAGATCTACAACATCCAGGGTGCACTCGCCGATCGCGAGAGTGGCCTGGAATATCTGACGCTGCCGGTTTCGACCGGCACCAACGACGGGCAGTAGGCATGAAGGTCGATATCAAGCTGGACGGCATCGGCGATGTCGTCGGCTTGCTGCAGTCGCTGCCTGCCGAAGTGGTGAGCAAGCGCGGCGGGCCGGTGAAGCTGGCACTGGCCAAGGGCGCGCGGTTCCTGCGTGATCGGGCCAAGGAGAACCTGCAACGCCAGATCACCGCCGACGGCGACGACAGCACGGGCACCACAGTGAAGGCGGTGATCGCCAGCCGCGGCAAAGCGCCAACCGGCACCAAGGGTGAGCGTCAGCTGGTGCGCGTGCGCCGCGTGTCCTTCGTCAATGCCAAGGGTGCACGCACCAGCACGCGCCGTGCCGCGCAGCTGATGGAATACGGCTCGGCCCTCCAGCCGGCTCGGCCATGGCTGCGTCCGGCCGTGCAGCGCCGCGGTTCGCAGGTGATCGACATCGTCACCGAGGATCTGCTGACGCGACTGGATCGGCTAACGAAGAAGCTGGCCAAGCAGAGCACGGTGGTGCGCTGATGCTGCCGAAGGTCTATCGAACCATCCACACGCCTGCGGTTGCCGCCATCGTCGACGATCGCATCGGCCGCCACGGCGAGGTGCCGCAGGACGAGCAGCGGCCCTACATCGTCTGGCAGATCGTCACCGGCCTGCCGTACGACACGCTGAGCGAAGCGCCGAAAGGCGACGCGACCAGCGTGCAGATCGACTGCTACCACGCGACCGACGCTGGCATTGAAGAGCTGGCCCTGGCCGTGCGCGCTGCGCTGGACGCGGTGCTGATCGCCAATCGCGTGGTCATCAATAACCGGGACTCGGAAACGAGGCTCTACCGCATCGGTCTCGAGGCCGATTTCATCGACCAGCGCTGACGCCTGGTCGCTTCTACACAGCCGCCCTCGCGCGGCACACATGAGGATTCAGCCATGACCGAGGGCGTCGTAAAGACCCAGGGCACGCACCTGTTTTTCGTCGATCCGGACGCCGCTGGCGGCCCGGCCATCACCAAGTTCGCATGCCCCACAGGTGCGTCCGGCCTGGGCGGTGCCGCCGACCAGATCGAAGACACCTGCCTCGATGCGACCACGGACCGCACCTATCAGCGCGGCCTCGGCAACCCGGGGCAGGTGTCCATGCCGTTCAACTACATCCCGAGCAACGCATCGCACGATGCTCTGTTCGCGCTGAAGGACAGCGGCAAGGTGGTGGATTGGTACATCGGCCTGAGCGATGGCACTGCCGCCCCGACCCTGAGCGTCGACGACGCGCTGGTGCCGCCGCTGGCCAGCGCTCGCTCCGGGTTCGCGTTCAAGGGCTACGTGGCCGACGTGAACATCGACATCGCGACCAACGAAATCGTGCGCGGCACGGTCACCGTGCAGCGCAGTGGTGGTGTGACCCGTTACGGCAAGCCGCTGGCGGCCTGATCCCAACCTGCAGGGCCGGCCCAGCGCCGGCCCGCTCTCTCTGACCGGAACTGTCTATGACCAACCCCATTCCCACCGCGCCGCCGCTGTTCGATTCATCGCTGTTCGTTTCGCCGGATGTGCAGACGCGTCAGGTGCTGCTGCCCGACGGCAAGGAGCACACGTTCCACATCCTTGAGCAGCAGGCCGGTATCGTGCGCGCTTTCGCCGTGGGCCAGTCCAGCGACGACCCGGAAAAGCAATCCGAATCCATGGCACGCCTGATTGCCAAGGCGATCTGCACGGAGGATGGCAAGCCGGCATTGACGCTGGACCAGGCGCGCAACCTGAAGATCAGCGTGCAGTACGCGCTCGCTGCTGCAATCAGCGGGGTGCACAGTTACCAGGGAAACGTCAGCTCGCCGAGCGAGGCACCGGAGAGTGGTTCCGATACACCCTCGCTCTAGCGCTGGGGAAGACGCTCACCGAAATTGATGCGATGCCGGAAACAGAGATGGCCGGCTGGCGCACCTACTACACGCTGTATCCCTTCGACGATCTGCACCGGCACCACCGCCCGGCCGCGATCATCGCCGCCTCGATGGGCGGCAAGTTCGAGCAGGTGCTGACCGCACTCGCTCCAACACCCACCGACCCCGAGCTGAGCGACGCGGACCGCGACATGGTGCGCGCGCTTGGCTTCGACCGCTGATAGGACGACCATGGCAACTGCAGGTTCAATCGTCGTTGATCTGCTCATGCGGACAGGCTCCTTCGAGACCGACACCGACCGCGCGAGCAAGCAGGTGCGCAAGTTCGGCAAGGACTCCCAGGCCACCGCCGTCGACGTTGGTGCGGCATTCGGCAAGATCGGCGGCGCGGTGGTGGGCGGCCTGGCCGTGGCAGGTACTGCGATCCTCAACTGGACGCGGCAGCTAGCAACCGCTTCGGGTGAGATCGAGCGCTTCGCCCGGCTGTCCGGCACCAGCGAGCAGACCTTTCAGCGCCTCGCGGCGGGCGCATCGACGGTCGGCATCCAGCAGGACAAGCTGTCCGACATCTTCAAGGACACGCAGGACAAGGTCGGTGACTTCCTGCAAAACGGCGGCGGTGAGCTGCAGGACTTCTTCACCAACATCGCCCCAAAGGTGGGGCTGACCGCCAAGGAGTTCCGCAACCTCAGCGGGCCGGAGGCGCTGGGCAAGTACTACAGCGCGCTCGAGAAAGCTGGCGTGTCGCAGGGCGACATGGTGTTTTACCTGGAGGCGATCGCGAACGACGCGTCGCTGCTCGCCCCGCTGCTCGCCAACAACGGCGAGGGCTTCCGGAAGTGGGGCGACGAGGCCGAGCGCCTTGGCGTCGTGCTGGATGCGCAGACCACGAAGTCGCTGAAGGAGCTGCGCGTTCAGACGGCAGAGATGGATCTGGCGTTCCAGGGCCTGAAAAATCAGGTCGGCGCTGAGCTGTTGCCGCAGGTCAAGGAGCTGACAGCTTTCCTAGGATCGGACAGCACCAAATCAGCCTTCGTGGCCATTACGCAATTTGTCGGCGGCCTGACGGCCGAGATGGCGAATGGCGTCGTCATGATGGTCAATTACATCGGGCGCGTGAAGGAGCTGCAGGCGCTGCAGGGTGCAGACCCTTCGGCCGTGGCCGACGCATCAACCGCCGGTCTGAATGAGCAGCTCGGCGTGGTTTCTGCGCAGCGGCGACTTGTCCAGGCCGTTGAGCCGGAGTCGCTCAAGAAGCAGGAGCAGCTCAACGACCTGCTGCGGCAACAGCTGGCCCTGCAGCGGGAGATCACTAAGCGCAACCGCCCAGAGGTCAAGCTGCTGGAGAACGGCGCGCTGCCGGACGATGCAGCGCTGGTGCGCCCGGCCAAGACGGCGACCTTCGAATACACCGACAAGGAGGCCGGCAAGGCCGCGGCTGAGCTGCAGAAGACCTACACCGCGATGTCGGCTGAGCTTGCCAAGCAACTTGCGCTCACCGGCCAGAACACCGAATACGCCAAGGTGCTGTACGAGCTCCAGAGCGGATCGCTCAAGGGCATCACCGGCGCGCAGGCGCAGAGCTTGCTGCAGCTGGCCGAGATCAAGGACGTCAACGAGGACATCGCGGCGATCTATGGCGCGACCGATGAAAAGGTCAACACCTACCTGGCGAGCCTGGAGCGCGAACTGGCGCTGCACGGTCAGATCGGCGAGGCCGTCAAGGTTGCCTATGACATCCGCATGGGCGCGTTCGGCGCGCTGAGCGAGGAGCAGGCGCGGCTGCTGGAGAGCTATGCTCAAACCAAGGACGCCATGGACGACTACGCGGCGATCTACGGCGAAGGCTACGAAAGCATGATCGCCAAGACCAAGGAAGGCAGCGACATGATGAAGGAGTTCGGATTGGAGGCCGCCCGAAGCATGCAGGGCGCGTTCTCCGACTTCCTGTTCGATCCGTTCCAAGAAGGCTTGGGCGGCATGGTGCAGGGCTTCGCCAAGACCATCCAGCGCATGCTGGCGGATCTTGCAGCGTCCCAGCTGCTCAAGGCGCTCGGCACTATGGCGGCAAGTTCCGGCAATAGCTGGGTGGCGGCGATCGGCGGCGCGCTGGCAGGCTCTCGAGCGGGTGGCGGCCCGGTCGCCGCCGGCGCGCTGTACGAGGTGGGTGAGGGTGGTCGGCCGGAGATGTACGAGGCCGGCGGCAAGACCTACATGATCCCAGGCAACCAGGGTGGCCGCGTGGTGCCGATCACCGCCGGCCGGCCGGTGAACGAGGCTGCCATGGGCACGGGCGGAAACCTGACCTTGAACACCAATTACGTCATCAACAGCGACGGAAGCGCCACCAGCGACCGGAAGGGCGACGAGAACGACATGCTGCGCGCGCTGAACCAGATGATTCAGCCGATGGTGCTGCGCGTGCTCCAGCAGCAGCTGCGCCCGGGCGGGCTGTTTGCACCAGGTGGCGCCCGTGGCTGACATCTTCGCCTGGCCAGTTCGTACAGAAGCCGCTGGCACCGTCACGCTGGCGGTGCGCTCTGCAAAGTTCGGCGACAGCTACCGGCAAACATCGCCGGACGGGATCAACCCCAAGGGGCAGAGTTGGAACATCTCGCGCGTCGGCAAGGAGGAGCTGATCAAGCAGATCATTGCATTCCTCGACGCGCATGCCGGCCGGTCCTTTCTGTGGACGCCGCCGCTTTCCGTGCAGGGCTACTACCAGTGTGCCGGCTACAACCCCGTGGCTCACGGCGGGGGCAATTACACGCTGTCTGCAACCTTCGAACAACACTTTCAGCCATAAGGGCAATACATGGCACGCCAAAATATTGACACAACGACCAACAATGGAGGGTCGATTGGAGACCCAGCGCCTGTTGCTTTCGGAAAAGTTAACTCAAATTTTGTTGAGCTATATGGAACCGTTGTCTTTAAAGGTAAGTTCGGCTCTTACGGGGCATCACTTCCATACATAAGCGACGCTTCAAATTATGCTGCTTTTGATTGGTTGATGAGCACTAATCCAAGCACAACAAACCTGCCCGAATCATTGTTCGGCATTCTGAAAATAGAAAGCACTGATGGGGTTTCGTTAGTTCCTTTTAACGGCAGAACAATTATTCAAACGTTCTTTCCAGTGAATAGCTCTAACATTTGGAGAAGGCAGTCCGTTAATGGCGCCGCTTGGAGCGTATGGGCAAGGAATTGGAACACGGCAAACACGACGGTGGACTCAAACAACTTCATTAAAAGGGCGGGGTAATGGTTATTGCAGCTCTTTCTGCGTTTAATATTATTCCTAATGGGAATATAATATTGGAAGGTGACCACTCCCCGGGCACAAGTGGAGCCGAGTGGAGTGCCCTGGGGATTGCGGCAGTTAGAATCGCCTTGGGAGAATACGTGATAACTGGGCCTGGCATCGCCTGGCCGGCCGGCTGGCGAGTCACGATCTTCCGTGACGAGAATGACCAGAACACTGTCTGGGTGAAGCTGGGCACTTCCGCAGCTGGCCTGACGGTCTCGGTGCGCGATATCGAGGATCGGACTATGCCGGTCGACATCATTTACATGATGACCCTGCGGGTGTCGGTGCTGGTGGAGCTTGTGCCGCTACCAGCACCCGCAGAGGTGGAAGGCGCTGAGCTCGTCGAAATGCTGGAGGACCCGCAGCAGTGAGCCTGTTGGCGGACATCCAGACCCTGGAACCGGGAGCACGGGTGACGGTGTTCGAATTGGATGCGACCTCACTGGGCGCCGACTCGCTCCTATTCCACGCTCACCTTCAGAGCACGCCGATCGTGTGGCAGGGACAGGTCTACGATCCCTGGCCGGTCGAGGCCACCGGCTTCGAGCGCACCAGCGATCAGCCACCGAACCCGCGCCTGCGCGTCGGCAACATCGACGGCACCATCACCGCGCTGTGCCTGCTGTTCGATGACCTGGTCGGCGCGCGCCTCATCCGCCGGCAGACACTGGCCAAGTACATCGATCCCGTCAACTTCGCTGGCGGAAACCCAACCGCTGATCCGGAAGAGCACTTCCCCGACGAGATCTGGTTCATTGAGCGCAAGGTCAGTGAAGACGACACGCAGGTCGAGTTCGAGCTGGCCACCGCGGCCGACCTCAATGGGGAGCAGCTGCCCGGCCGCCAGATCATCGCCAACACCTGCAGCTGGATCATCCGGGGCGGCTACCGCGGCCCGTACTGTGGGTATAACGGCCCGCCGGTGGCCGATATCAACGACAATCCGGTGAGCGATCCATCGCTCGATGTCTGCGGTGGCAAGGTGCGGTCCTGCAAGTTGCGCTTTGGCGCCAACAATCCGCTGCCTTACGGCGGTTTCCCCGCCGCCGGTCTGCTGCGCACGTAGCGCGCGACCTCCATCCTCAACCTCAAGGCCCGCCACGTGCGGGCCTTTTTCATGGGCGATCACATGGAACACGCAACCCTTCTGGCCATCCAGGCGCATGCCGCCGCTGAGTACCCTCGCGAATGCTGCGGGCTGATCGTGCTCTCGGACACAGGCGAGCAGTACCGTCAGTGTCGCAACTTGGCGGCTACGCCCAGCGAGCACTTCATCCTGCCGGCTGAGGATTACGCCGCCGCAGAGGATGCTGGCCAGATCGTGGCGCTCGTGCACAGCCATCCGAATGCGTCAGCGCATGCTTCGGATGCGGACAAGGCGATGTGCGAAGCGAGCGGCCTCACCTGGCATATCATCAGCGTTGGACAGGTCGACGGCGCGCCGGAGTGCGGCGAGGTGCAGACCATCCAGCCGAGCGGCTACGTGGCGCCGCTGGTGGGTCGGCAGTTTGCCCACGGCGTGCTGGACTGCTACACGCTGGTGCGCGACTTCTATGCCCGGGAGATGGGCATCGAGCTGTCGCAGTACGAGCGCGCCGACGATTGGTGGAGCAACGGCGGCGATCTCTACTCGCTGGAGCGGCTGCAGGCCGAGGGCTTCTCCGAGATTCAGGACGACCCGCAGCGCGGCGACATGATCGTGATGCAGATCCGCGCGCCGGTGCCGAACCATGCCGGCGTCTACCTGGGCGAGGGCCAGATGCTGCACCACCTCGCAGACCGGCTGTCGGCACGCGTGCCTTACGGCGGCTACTGGGCTGACCGCACCGTCCGTGTCGTGCGCCACAAGCTCGCTGCCGGCGGTGCGGCATGAGCATGCATGCAGTCCCCAAGGTCCGTGTGGTGCGGCTGTACGGCGTGCTGCGTGCCAAATTCGGCAAGGAGTTCCGGCTGGCAGTGGCATCGCCGGCCGAGGCCATCCGCGCGCTGACGGTGCAGCTGCCAGGATTCCAAGCGTTTCTCATGGGCGCCAAGGACCGCGGCCTGACGTTCGCCGTGTTCAACGGCCGTCGCAACCTTGCCGCGGATCAGCTGCATGACCCCCCTGGAGATGACGCAATCCGCATCGCCCCGGTGCTTCAGGGTTCAAAGCGCGGCGGCGTGCTGCAGACCATCATTGGCGCCGTGTTGATTGTTGCCGGCGCCCTACTGCTATGGACGCCGTTCGGCGTGCCGCTGATAAGCGCAGGCGTGTCTATGGTGATCGGCGGTGTCGTGCAGATGCTTTCCCCCACGCAGAAGGGGCTCGGCACGCAAGACAGCCCGGACAACCGCCCGAGCTACGCATTCAACGGGCCGGTGAACATGCAGGCACAAGGCAACCCGGTGCCGGTCGCCTACGGTGACACCTGGACTGGCTCGGCCGTTATCAGTGGCGGCATCTTCGCTGAGGATCAGCAGTGAGCGGCGACGCGCAGGAGCGTGCCCCAGCGCTGCACGGTGCCAAAAAGGGGGCCAGCTCTGCCCGTACCCCGGTGGAAACGCCGGACAGCCTGCAATCGATCGCCTTCGCCAAGATCATCGACCTCATCAGCGAAGGTGAGATTGCAGGGCTCAAGGATGGACTGCGCTCGGTCTACCTGGATGGCACCCCGCTGCAAGGCGAGGACGGCGGCTTCAATTTCCAGAACGTGCGATTCGAGACGCGGGCCGGAACACAGGACCAGGAACATCTGGCCGGCTTCCCGAGCGTGGAGAACGAGAACTCGGTAAACGTCCAGCTGCGCAGCGACCAGCCGGTCGTGCGGAGCTTCACCAATCCAGACCTGTCCGCGATTCGCGTGCGCATCGCGGTGCAAGCGCTGCAGAAGACCAACACCACAAACGGCGACATTGAGGGCCATAGCGTCAGCTACGCGATCGACGTGGCCACCGACGGCGGCGCCTTCAATACGGTGATCTCCAATGCCTTCACCGGCAAGACGACCACGCTTTACGAGCGCAGCCACCGCGTCGATCTGCCCGAGGGTAGCCAGTGGCAGATCCGCGTTCGCCGCCTGACACCCAACGCCAATAGCGCGACCATCGCAGACACCACGCTGGTGCAGTCGATGACCGAGGTTATCGACGCCAAGCTGCGCTATCCGAATTGCGCACTGGCTGCGCTGGAAGTGGACGCCAGCCAGTTCCAGGCCATCCCGACCCGTGCCTATCGCGTCCTGGGCCGAATCGTATTCGTACCGAGTAACTACGACCCGCAGGCTCGCACCTATGCGGGCATCTGGGACGGCACCATGAAGCCGGCATGGACCAACAATCCGGCCTGGGTGTTCTATGACCTGGTGACCAACGATCGCTTCGGCCTCGGTCATCGCATCCCAGCCGCATGGGTAGATCGCTGGCGCCTGTACCAGATCGCGCAGTACTGCGACCAGATGGTGAGCGACGGGCAGGGCGGGCAGGAGCCGCGCTTCACCTGCAACGTCTATCTGCAGACCAGGCAAGACGCCTACAAGATGCTGCAGGACATGGCGGCGGTGTTCCGCGGCATCACTTACTACGCCGCTGGGCAGGTGCTGGCCTCGGCAGACATGCCGCAAGACCCGATCTACACGTTCAACCAGGCCAACGTCATCAATGGTCGGTTCACCTACTCGGGCTCAGCGCGCAAGGTGCGCCATACGGTCGCGCTGGTGTCCTGGAACGACCGAGACGACTTCGGCCGCGCCAAGGTAGAGACGGTCGAGTACCGCCCAGGTATCGCCCGCTACGGCATCCAGCAGGTTGAAGTGGCAGCGATGGGGTGCACGTCGCGCGCACAGGCGCAGCGCATTGGCCTGCACATTCTCTACACCGAGAACCTGGAGACGGAGACCGTCACGTTTGGTGTCGGCCTCGAGGGCGTCGTGCCGCAGCCCGGCGACATCATCGAGGTGGCCGATCCGAAGCGTGCGGGCCGCCGCAATGGCGGGCGCATCAAGGGAGCCAGCCTGCAATCTGTGGATCTCGATCTGGTGCCGCCCGGCCTGAGCGCAGGCGACACAATCCGCGTGCTGGGCAGCAACGGCCGCAGCCAGGCTCGCACGATCAGCGGCATCGCCGGCTCGACGGTATCGGTGTCAGCGCCATGGGCAACGGTGCCCGTCGCCACGTCGGTGTGGGCAGTCTCCACGGCCGAACTCGCGCTGCAGACGTTTCGTGTACTTGCCGTCACCGACGGCGACGGGGCCGAGAACGCCATCACCTACCAGATCACCGCGCTCGAACACGTGCCGCAGAAGTTCGCGGCGATCGACGATGGCGCGCGCATCGAGCTGCCGCCGATCAGCATCATCCCGCCCAGCGTGCAGCAGCCGCCCACGAGCGTGCGGCTCTCATCGCACAGCTTCGTGGAACAGGGCATCGCTCAGCACGTGCTCACGATCGCGTGGGATCCGGCTGACAAGGCCATCGCCTACGACGTGGAGTGGCGCCGCGACGATATGTCATGGGTCAAGGCCGGCCGTGCGACAACCACCAATATGGAGGTGCGGGGTGTCTACGCAGGGCAGTATCTGGCGCGGGTGCGCGCGGTCAACGCGCTGAACGCGGTGTCCATGCCTGCGCTGTCCGGCCTGACCCAGATCACCGGCAAGACCGAGCCGCCGCCGGCGCTGGCCAGCCTGACTGCAACCGGCATCATCTTCGGAATCGAGTTGGCTTGGAGCTTCAAGGCTGGAGCGACGGACACGCAGCGCACCGAAATCTGGTACAGCTCATCGAACAACCTCACCGGCGCGATCAAGCTCGGCGATTTCGCGTACCCGCAGGCGAAGCACACGATTATGGGCCTGGCAGCCGGGGTGCGCTTCTTTTTCTGGGGCCGCCTGGTTGATCGGTCTGGCAACGTCGGCGCTTGGTATCCCCTCACCAATGGTGTGTCCGGCGTCTCCAGCACAGACGCCAATGCCATCTTGGATTACCTGACCGGCAAGATCACGTCGAGTCAGCTGGGCCAGGACCTGCTGTCCAAGGTCAATTCGATCAATGGCCTGCTGCCCCTGATCTGGGTTTCCACTGCGACCTACAGCAAAGGGCAGACCGTCATCTATGACGGGAAGATCTACAGCTGGGAAAACGCCACGCCCGGCAATCAGCAGCCGCCCGGGGCGAACTGGAAAGCGGTCGGAGACGCGATTGCGCAGATCGACGCGATCGTCGGCCAGGTGAGCGACAACACCCAGAGCATCACCCAGCTCGACCAGAAGGTCACCGCACAAGGGACGAAGGTGGACGGCGTGTTCGCGCAGCTCGACGTTAGGGGCGCGGGCGACAGCAACTGGAGCGCCGGCAGCACCAACGTCTATGCAGGCACGATCACTGTGCAAAGCGTCATCGCCAGCAACGACTTGGCGCAGGCAATTCGAACCGATACCGTTGAAGCGAATCTGGGCGCCACCAACGCCGCAGTGCAGGTGACCAGCCAGGCCGTCGCCACGCTCAACGGGAAGGCGTCGGCCAGCTACGTCGTCCGTACAGCCGTCACCTCTGGCGGCCAGTACTACGCGGCCGGCATCGCCCTTGGCATCGATGCGAGCGGCGGGACCGTGCAGTCGTCGTTCCTCGTGTATGCGGACACATTCGGCGTGCTCAACAGCACCGGCGCCGGCGCGACGGTAACGTCGCCATTCACGATCAGCGGCGGCCAGGTGTTCATCCGGAGCGCGGTGATTCAGGACGGTTCTATCACCAACGCCAAGATCGGGGACGTCATCCAGTCGGCAGGCGTCGGGGCGAACGGGCAGCCGCGGTGGAAGCTGGACAAAAACGGCACTCTGTCGATGAACGGTGCGAACAATGGCGGCTTCATGACGCTCAACGAGCAGGCGCTGCGATTCTGGAATGCGGCCGGGACAGTAGCCCTCTTCGAAGCTGGGGAGCTGCTCTGATATGGCACGAGGCATTCGTCAGCGCGATCTTGCGGGCAATATCTTGATCGACATCTCCACCCGCATGCCGAGTAAGTTCGGCGCTGTCACTATCGCTGCAGGGTCGAGTGGCTCCGTCGCCGTGCCGGCCTTGGGTACCAACGAGATCTACTACTGGTTCTCGGCCAGCAGCAGTGCCGACTTAGCCCAGACGCCGAGCTTCACGGCCGACGAGCAGGCCGGCACGATCAGCTGGAGTTACGGGAGCGGCAGCAACATGGGCACCCAAATTGGTGGCGTGCTCACCTACGGGAGGTACTGATGGCCCTCGGCGTTCGAATCCGGCCCGAGGGCGGCAATATCATCCAGATCGATGACCGCTACGAGAACCTCGCGCTCAAGCAGAAGGGCACGGTCACCGCGGCCGGCCTCGACCCGGCGAACCCCAGCAGCGGCCGCGGCTTCGCTACGGTCACCGTGGGCGGGGGCAATGCGCCACTGATTGCAGTCAGCTGCTCATCGTTCGTTGGCCTGCGCCGGCGCGCGCAGAGCGGCAGCACGTTCACCTTCGATCTCGTTTGCGAATCTGCCAATGTCGCAATCGACTACTTCGTGTTCGACACGACCGACGTGGCACAGATGGCCTTCGTCATGAGCAAGGGCGTGCGTTTCCGCAACGCGGCAAGCGGAAAGGTGGCGTTCGACAGCCGCTACAAGTACATGCGGGTGATCGGGCGGATGCGCACCACCGCCGGCACCAGCCAAGTCGACTTCCCGACGCAGGCCGACGGGGTCGCAATCGCACTCGGACACACCGGTGCATCGTTCACCATCGTGAGCGGGATGATCGGCGGTGGCGGCGGTGGACCCGGCGGTGGCTGGGTGATGGACCGGCTCGGTTACGTCGCGGGTGTCCGCTATAGGCCAGGGGTTGCCTCTGCCCTGGGCATCAACACCTTCTACGTGCACGAGCAGGGCACCGGGACACAGCCGCCGGCACCCTCTGGCACATACGGAACCATGCAGGTCGATTGCCTGCTGCTCAACGTCCGCAATTACTGAGCCGGCGCGCCGGCTACGCGCCGCACGCCGTTGCGGTCTTGGAACTTGATGCTCCAGGGGGTTATCAGGTAGCCGGCCCGGCGGTAATAGATGGCCGGGATGTGGTTCTCGCGCGCGTCCTTCGCGATGCCGTTGACCAACACATAGGGCGCGGCGGTCTTCGGCACCTCGCACCACTCCTTTCGCCCGTCGGTTTTGAGCGCCAGGGTGTAGGGGCCGGCGCCCTGGATCTGGCCGCACACGATGGTTCGGGAAGTCACCGAGGCTGCGCGGGCGCGCGGCGCGATCCGGGTGACGAATGCATCCAGCGTCTCGCCGGCGGTCGACGTTTCCTGGTACAGCTGGGCTGTCCGGCCGAACTGGCTGTGTTCGCCGGCAGCGGCAGGGATGGCGACGCCAATAAGCGCGGCGGCGGCGGTGATCAGCAGTGCGTGCATTAAATTCTCCGAATGTGCTGCGCCGGTCAGTACCGGCGGCCCGAGGCCATCTCGGCGCAAGGCCAAGATGCATGGCCAACACACGCAAAAAAACGTTCATTTGAGCTATGCCTGCACGCCGCGCGCGGTCGGAGAAATCCGACCCGGCTGTGGGGACCATGCCGATATGGTGAATCCCATATCGCTGCCAATCTTCAGTTGCCGGACCCGGGACCGCTGGTCGCTCAACCCGGGAGCGCGTGAGCAGCGCCAAGCCGGCACCCTAGACGTAGCCTTGAAGGTCGTCGTGTGTGAGCACGCCCAGACGATGGCCCCAGGACGCGACCAGCTCGACAATCACGGCCGCCTCGGAAGGGAACGCATACAGCAGCTCTGCCTCGAACTGATTGAGCACTTCCAGCGGCTCGGAAGCGCACGCCAGCCGCTGCTGCAGCTGTTCGAAGAGGCTGGGGGTGGTGGTGTCCATGCGCGCAGTCTACGGCCACCTGTCTCACGCCCTGAGACGGCCGTGCCGATACTGCGGGCATGGACAGAGCGCAACTCCGAATTCATCTGGAAAATCTCGATGCCGCGGTGCCGGCGCTGCTGAAGAGCAGCCCCGACCGTTGCCACTTCTGGCAGGCCTTTGCCGGCATGGCGGACGTGATTGAGGACGGTGCCATCACGGGCGACGATGCCCAATTCGTCTCCCGGCGGCTCGATGAGATCTTGGCTTGGCATGGCCTCCAAGATACCGACCGCGACTGTTGAGAGGCGGCCATGTGTTACTCCGCGCTGATCCGAGCCGAGTTCAAAGAGTTCCAGCGGGCGTTCGGCGCCGTGATGGACATCGACACCTACGTGAAAACCTTCTGGTGGGGCGAGGGCGCCCAGGCGCGGCGCATCAAGGCGCCACGTGCGATGGTGCGTGAGCTGCTGGAGATCGGCCCGCCCGAGCTGCAGGAGAACCTGCGCGCGGCGGATGCGGCCGAGGCAGACACGCTAACCCGTGAGATCTTCGACCAGAAGCGCCGTGTCGGCGATGCCGAGCGGGCATTGCAGCTCAAGGAGACGAACAAGGCACGCGAGGACGTGCGCATTGGCACGAACAAGATCCAGCAGGCCCAGCGGCGCCTCGACACGCTCAAGGGCACGCGCGGTCAGGACGACAGCCGGATATTCCCGGGCGTCTACTGCCCGGTGCTGGTGGTGGAGAACGGCCAGCGTGTCGTCAAGCCGATGCGCTACCAGTGCCGCCCGGCAGGCACGCCGGCAATGTACGACCGAAAATTTCCCGGCACCTATAACGCCCGCCGCGACAACCTGGAAGGGTTCTGGCGCCGGCAGTTCGGCTACAGCCATGGGCTCATGGTGGCCGACCGGTTCTACGAGAACGTCGAAGGCCCAGACGGGCAGAACCAGCGCATCGAGTTCGTGCCGCGCACGGGTGAGCCGATGCTGGTGGCGTGCCTCTGGTCGCACTGGCGCGATCCCGCAGGCGTCGAACCCGACCTGCTGTCGTTTGCGGCGATCACCGACGAGCCGGAGCCCGAGGTCGCCGCCGCTGGCCATGACCGGACCATCATCAACATCAAGCCCGAGCACGTCGACGTCTGGCTCAATCCGGATCCACGCAATCTTGATGCGCTGTACGCCATCTTCGACGACAAGCGGCACCCGTTCTACGAGCACCGGCTGGCGGCCTGACCATGCTGCCCGACGGTTTCTATTGGACGACGGTGTTCATCGGCCAACAGGGAGTGCCGCGCAAGCTGGCGCTGAGTCTTACCGGCGTCGCCCGAATGGAGCGCCGGGTCGACAATGGGGCTTGGTATATCTACCTCGACTACCACCTGCAGAATATTGCTCGCCCAGCGCGACGACGCGACTGCAGCAGCTTCGAGGCGGGTATGGCTGGTGCTGAGCTATGGGTGTGCCGACACGAGGCTCGTCTGAGAGCTGAGGTCGCGCAGATCGAGGCCGCTTGGCCAAAACACTGCGGTGCCGGGTAACAACAACAGCAGCTCCGTAGCCTTCAGATCTGCGTCGGTTCGCTCCTTGGAAGGAGGTAGTCGGCCCAGGCCTGCATCAGCAACCGCCTCTTATCGATCAGTGCGCCGCGCCGGTAAGCGGCCTCGGCCTTGTTGCGGATCGCGTGCGCCAGCGCCATCTCGACCACTTCACCGGGCGTGTCCTGCGTTTCGGCTGCCCAATCGCGGAAGCACGACCGGAACCCATGCACGGTGAAGGGTAGGCCGAAGCCCTTGGGCGCAGGCTTCTGGACCAGGTACAGCATGGTGTTCTCGGACATCGCGAACGGCGGCAGCTTGCGATCAAGCCCGCGCAGGATGGTCAGCGCCCCCGTCGACAGCGGCACAAAGTGATCCCGGCCGCCCTTCATGCGCTCCGCCGGGATAGACCAGATGCCGGAGGCCAGGTCGAACTCATCCCAGCTCGATCCGGTCACCTCTTCAGTCCGCGCCGCGGTGAGGATGGTGAACTGAAGCGCGCGCCGGCTACGGGCGTCGCGCTCGCGCAGCCGGGCCATGAAGGCCGGCGCATCACCGTAGGGCATCGCCGCGTGGTGCTGGGGCTTGCGCACCTTGCTCGGCCTGGGCAGCAGATTGTCCAGGTGTCCGCGCCAGCGCGCCGGGTTGTCGCCCTGGCGGTGGCCATGCACCTTGGCCCAGTCGAGCACGCGCTCAATGCGCGCGCGCAGGCGCGACGCGGTCTCTGTCTTGGTGGTCCAGATCTGCCGCAGGCAGGCCATCACGTGCGCCGTGTCGATATCCGCCACCGGCATGTCCCGTGCCGGCCCGTGGTCTCGCAGCGACTGCGTCCATTGCTCCGCCTGGGCGTCGTTCTTCCAACCGGCCTTCTGGCTTTCAATGAGCGCATCGGCGCACTCGCCAAACGTCAGGCCGACCGACCGGGCCTGCACGCGCGCGGTGATGGGGTCACGACCTTCCAGCAGCATGCGCCGGTGCTCGACGACAGCGCGCCGAGCCTCCTGCAGGCTGACCAGCGTGGTCGAGCCAAGTCCCATCTCCCGACGGCGGCCGCGCAGCTGGAATCTGAAGACCCAGGACTTGGCCCCGGTTGGCCCCACGAGCAGATATAGACCGCCGCCGTCAGCGTGGTAGCCTTGCGCTGTGATGGTTTGGGCCGCCCTGGCGCTCAATCGATTGGTGGGCCTAGCCAT